AATATAAGTCTAGCACCTTCAGCAGTTTGTCCTAATTTTCCTATTTCTAATCTATTAAGTCCAATACGATCACTCAAAATAGTAAAAACTGGAATACCTCTATCTGCCAGTCTGTTTAGGTCTTCTAGTCCTAGTCCGCCTGCTGTGGTTCTAGCATAAAGATCTGTTATGGCACGCAGAGCACCTAGTCTATCTGCCACACTACCACTGACATCTGCAAATAATCTAAGTTGAGCCACAGTTGGTTCAATGCCTGCGGCTTTTAATTTTAACACTGCTTCCACTAGATCTTCTACAGCAAACGCACTAGTCTTGGCAAAATCTTTGATATCTGCAAATATCTGATTGCCTTGAGCAGTATCTCGATACAAAGTTTGTAGTGTTAATCTTAGATCTTCAAATCTTGCTGCTACTTGAACAATGCCACTGACAGCAAATCCTGCTCCTATAGCACTGGCAAATCCTGCTAGTTGATTACGTAAAGCACCCAGAGCAGTTGAGGCCGCTCTTGTGTCAATATCCAAACTATACTTTAAATCAGCCATATTATTTCCTTAGCGATTGTCTTACCAACTTATTTAGATACTGTTGTGTAGGTTTAGTCATACCTTGTGGAGCCTGACGACTTGAACCACGATCTAAAACCTGAGCGTAAGGATAATTTGCTTCAATGGTTGTTGACTGTAATCTTGTATTTGATCTAGCACGACCTGTATCCTTAGGAGTTTGTTTGATAAAATAATCAAAGGCTCGTCGAGGCAACTGAGTTAAAAATCTCTGATTACGGTCTAAACTACCTGTTATAGTATCTGATACTAATTTTAATTTCATTGTTTTCTCACACTATCTAACAAGGCCTGTAGTTCAGTCTTGGGAATGTTTTTAGGAGGAGGTGGAGCACGACCCTGTGTTTTACTTTCATATAAGTCTCGTTGATACTGTTCCCAGGCCTGTGCTCGATCCATTACTAATACATCCAAAGTATCACCTCTACTTAAAACTTCACTGGGCAGCAATTTGTATCTTGTTGCTAACCCATCTAACATCAATATACGCCTAAGATCCGGATCTGAATCTTCAATCTTGGCGTCTAAAACTTTCCCAAACTTTCAACAATTCTTGTAATACACAACATTAATACTCTTGTTGGCAGCATATTGTCTTCTGTGATAATTTGTTGTCCTTGCTCATTTAAAACTAGTTCTCGCACGGCACTCATCATACTGCCTATGTTAGTATTATCAACACTGGCTAATTTTACAAATATGTGCATTGGCTGACGATCCCAGGTCCAAAAACTAATGGGCTCACCGAATTCTTTAACAACGTCATCGCTGTCAAGTATTATTTCTATGAGTTTTGGTTTTGCTGCTAGATCTTGTAATTTCATTGTTAATCTACCTTTCTGTCAATAAGTTTGTTTATAATTAATAGGCTGAATCTTATGCGACTCTGTGCTTTGTCAATGTCAAGGCGTGCCTGTGTGATTTCATTTTGTGCCTTGGCCACTTCAGCAAGTAGACTACGCAATAAGGCCAAATCTGTTTTTGTTTCTATTAGATCCATTAATCTTCCTGTTAGTGTATTTAAGTCAATACAAAAAAAGGGCTACGAATAGCCCTTGTTTTCTTGTTAAAATTAATTAACTTACTGCAACCAAGTATTCACCAGCAACTGTGATAGTTACAGGTGTTACCCATACTGGACTGTCTGCTGATATTGTTGGTGCTAGACCAGTAATATAGCCCTGTCCTTTGATCACACGGTCTGTGCTTGAATTTTCACGCATTTTCAGTGTAAAGCAAATTGGGGTTTTGTTGCGGCTGAGACCTAAAAGTCCCTGTGCTGCCACTGTGTCACTTTGAGTGCTGGCTAGTGTAGAGCCAAAGAATGAAGCATCATCTACTACAACATTCATACTAACTGAATTAGTAGAAGTAGTTGCTACTTGTTTTTTGGCTGAACTGTCTAACTGGCTCCAAGTGAAAACATCATTAGCAGCATTTACGGTGATATCCTGAATAGCAGGCACAGTTAGAGGACTAGCCCCTAGTGCAATGGCTGTAGCAGGATCACCAGTTACTGTGGAACTAGCAGTGGTGTCAATTGATAACACAATTTGACTTGCTGTTCCTGGTCCTGGATTAATATACGCCATAGTTGTTTCCTTTATATTAGTTTGACGAAAGTATAAGTCAGTTCTGTGACCAAGACATCTGATTCAAATCTACTAGTGATTTCGCAGCCACGACTTGAAAAGCCAGTGACTGTGTCAATATCTCTAACAGATCTTAGGTCCTGAACTAGGTCATCATAACTGGGTGGTAGTGCTTTGGCATCACAAGCAAAGAACGCTCGCACTGATGTGGTTTGATTTTCTATAGTAACACCATCTAAGGTTGCTATCACAGTTTCCTCAGTGTATTCAGGACGATCCACGTAAATCTTTTTCAAGTTTTTTACGTAAAGCGGTGTTCCTGAACTGTCCCAAGGTAGTTCCTGACTGGTGGTAAATGCACCAAGATTAAGATCTCCAATATAATCTAATATCTCTTGTCTCATCTTATTCTCTTTAGATTTACCTGTCCGGGCTGTTTTTCTGTGGTATCAATGGTGCTGTCATTGTCAAAATCATACCAGTCTCCTGCCGTAATCAATTCTGCTATGAGTTCGTCCCCACGTTGTTTGTAGTAGCCCATTTTCTGACGCTCGCTGTTGGCTTCGTCTCCAAAGTCTGCTATACCTGGTAGAATATAGTCGCTAAAGGCCACAAACACACAAAGGTCTGTGAAGTCGTCCTGTCTGCTTAGAATACGATCTGGGTCAAGACCTGGAATGTCGGCCACTGTATTGATTGTGGTCGCAGTGTCTCTCTGAATGAAATAACTACGCCACCACGAACTGGCTCTTAATCTTGTCAAGATACGTTCTGTGGCACGAATCAATAAGGGCTCAACATAGTCATCAGTGAGGCTTTCATTACTTAAAAATAGTCGCTGATCCTGTGTGACAGCATCACTATATTCAGCAAAACTTGTAACAGAACCAGATTCAATAATGAAAGCCATAAAGTGCTCCCTGATTAAAGAATGCTTGAGTCGTAGTGTAATTCTACGCCATAGCCATCATACAATTCGCCAACACCATATACTGCTGTGGCTACAAGTTCATCACCACGGAGACTTGCGTCACGCTGTGTTTCAATCTTGATGTCTTGTAGGAAGGCAAGTCCAAGAGCGTCTCTGTGGAATAATCCACCTTTGTAATCACCAGTAGTGCCAGTATTGGCCATATTTGATGTTTCAAAGATTGGAACTCCAGCCAGTGTGCCCACATAACCAGTGGCCATTGCTTCATTTTGAAGAATACCAGCATTTGGGTTAGCAAATGTGTTGGTCATATTGGCCTTGAGGTCATAGGCAATTGCTGGGTGTAATACACAGAATAAATCTGTTGGAGGAACACCAGCACTGCGTAGTTTGGCCACTGCTTGGAAAATAGCAGCAGCAGTAATTGCTGTAGTGCCATCACCAAGTGCATTGGTTGAGAAACCATCAAACAGTGCTGTTAGGTCAGTGTCAATTTTGCGAGCAATTGCTTCACCAAATAAACGTCCTACATCAGCGATTACATTGCTGGCACTGGCCATACGAGCAAGGTCAGTGACCACTGTCATAACACCAACTTCACTAACAGTTAATACAGCGCCATCTGTGCTGACTGCTGTATTGGTCAAATCTGTGCCTTCAGTCAATGCTGCTGCGCTGACCTGAGGATAACGTGGAACTGTGATTGTTTTACCACTGCCCATTGGGATTGTGTAATTTCTTACTAGATTACGCATAATTGATGCCTCACTGGCCACAAACAATGCTTCTGCAACAATGCTGGGTAGGAGGTCATTTAGCGTAGTGGTTGTGCTTTCATTAGCCATAATAAATGTCCTTTAAAGTTTAACGAAGGCCTAAAGCCTTTCTATGTTCTCGATAGAGCCTCTTATGTTCAGGATTATTCATATCTAATTTAGACACATCTATTCTCTGAGGACTAGGGGCTGCTATACTGGTCCGAGTTGCCGTAGTAGCAGGAGTTGCTGTGCGGAAATGCGGATTCGAATCTAAAAATTCACGCACTAGGTCATCAACGCCTAATGGTTCTCCACGGTCCGTATAACGAACTGAACCTTTGCTATCTATGACTTCGACATCACCTGTGTCATTAAGTCTAACATTGGAAATAAGAAGACTCTTTACCTGCTCGGCATTGACTGCATTATAACGTGCTGCTGCTGACAGTAAAGGTGTATTCACACGATAGTCCTTAATGATTTGGTCTCTTTTTGCTATTTCTTGTTCCCACCGAGCAGCCTTATCCTGTAGAATTTTTTCAAACTCTCCACGCTTGACCTGTTGTTCCTGTTGTCGCTTTTCCCATTCTGTTTTAATGTTTCTAAGTTCTTCAGGATCACCTAGGTCTTCATAGGGTTTTAGTAGTCGTTTTTGAAGGCTGGATTTCATCCTTGCCATCATTCCATCAACTTCTTCTTGACTGTAAGTTCTTGCTACCTGGGCCTGATTTGTTTCTGAGGTATCAGTGACCTCCGTCAATGTATTGTCTGACATTGTGGCATCGCCTCCATTATGAGTTATATGGAGTATTTATTATATTGGTAAAAATAATGAGTAATAATGGTTATTTCTTCTTGGTAAAACGTGCTCGTTGACTCTTTGGTGCTGATTTACGAGCCACACTATAAGCAATGGCCACTGCCTGTTTGACACTACGACCTGCTCTTACTTCTGAGGCAATGTTTTTACTAATTGTCTTTTTTCCATAACCGCGTTTGAGAGCCATTATATTCTCCTTAAACTTATATCTATAAAAATTATAAGATATAATTCATATATCTAAGTATTAATATTTCTTTTTTGCTGGTTTACGCTTTGACTTTTTCATATCTGCTCCTTGATGTTTTGGATGAACTATGTCTGTGTGTTCAGTTAGGATATAGTCAGTTAGGTTAAGAGCAATGCGCTCTAATCGGGTGGTCGTTATACGATTACGCTTAAGATTGTTTTCTATTTTTCCCAATAGTGCGTTACACCCTCTATGCAATACCTGTCTGACTAGTCCTGTTCTATGACAGTGATCCAATACTGCATCATCTGTTATAATGTCCTCACATAGAGCACATTGATTATTTTGTAACAGCAGTGTTTGCTGTCTAAATTCTCTAATGTGCCTGTAAGGAAGTCTCACCGATTCGCTCCCGGTCATTCTTCTTCTTTCTGTTCCCAACTAGCACACCAATAAATGGGTCTAACTAGTGCATCAAACTTATTACAATAACTTTCTGTGGCCACATAGTAATTACAATTAGCACACTTTTGCTCGCCTGGCACATCAGGGCTGGCACTGTCTTGATATGCAGGTGGCAATGATTCAGGTATAGATTCGCCATCAGGATATGTTCTACCCTGTTCTGGCTTAATGTCTTCATAGGCAAACACTGCTTCAGGTTCTACCCCTAAGAATTCTAAAATCTTCTTGTCAATTTCACGCAGCACAGCCGGATCAGTAGCAGCACTACGAGCCTGTTGTAGTTGACTGATTTCCATTTGTTCATCACGAATATTAAAACTGTTAGGATATTCAACACTGCCCATCCAGGTTTCGCCTTGATAAGCAAACCAAAATTGCCACATTTGTTCTTCTGCTAGTTCTAGGTTATCGGCTTTTTCGCTGAGACGAGCATTTAGCATTTGGAACTCTTGCTCTTGTGCTGCGGCTGTTTGACGACGTGCTTCAGTCATTCGTATGCTGCCTGTGTTGCTCATACGGTCAATACTGTCCACTGCTCGGTCTATAGTGGTTAGAATGTTATTGACTTCAGCACCCGTAAATTCTAATAGATAGGGTTTTAGTCCTGGATCTAGATTCTCGGGCATATGTATAATGGCTCCACTGCCAGTGCCCACATTGGTTTCAGGGGTTACCACTAGACTGGGATGGCTATCCATACGAATAGTCTGCTCTACTTCACTTAGACAGTTATAGATAAACTTTTGAACATAGGCCGTGTCTGCTATGTCGCTGATGCCGAATCCACGCACGATGCTGCGTCCATTATAAACACAGACAGCAGGAATTCGTCCTAGTTGATTTGGTTCTATTAATTCAGTTTCTATATAGCCCTTTTTAACATCAATGGTTGTGGTCGTAATTGATTCCTTGGTCCATACTCTTACTGTTCGTGAATCACCAGTGACATCTTCCAAATAACGTAGCAGAACTAATTCCATACTGCCATTGGGCTGACGCTGATACTGCCAATCTAACACTACCATTGGAGTAAGCACACTGAGATAGGGTCTAACACCAAGAGCCTGTTCATCAGCCTGTGTTACAGCACCAACATTAGGCTTGCTGACTATGATCCAACTGTGTCCAAACACACTGGCCCAGGTAGCAGCCTCTTTCATAAAGGCATCAAGACTGCGACCATCAAAGTCAGCATCTCTCAGTGTCATCTCTACTAATTCTTGTTGTCCATTTAGACTAAAATCACGTTCAGGACTTTGTCTAAACAAGAAACTATTATAGATTTGTATAACACTGGCACAGTGATTTTGTAAAGGAGTTGTTCTAATACGTGCAGCATATTCTGCATCAGTTTCTAATTGATAACGTGTCAAATGATTTCCATCTCTATATTCACGTCCTCCGACGAAACTTTCAAGTAAAAACTTCCATTGGTCAATATAATCTTCATAGAGTTGATTACCCTGTAACAGTCTTCTTAGTTCTTCATTTAGGGTTTCTATTACATTCATCTTTATTATCCTTGTATTCTATGCACCCATCGTTGGGCACGTTGTGGTTCCTGATTTCTTCGTATAGGAAACAGGTAATCAACCATATAGCCTAGAGCATCAGTTAAGTGGTCCCATCCACTATCTTTGTCAGGCTGAACACTGTCTTGTCGATAACTATGCTTTTCTAAACTTTCTATAGTATATTTACACCGTGGGCTTATAAAGAGGTGTCTTTTGCCCGCTGCTGAGCACAATCTGGAATTGACTGCATTGATTCTGTCTCTAACCGGAGTATGGCTTCTTGGTGATTTGACTGTAAATTGATTGTTGGCGAGTATCGTGTGGTCAGTAAGGCCGCCAGCCGAGGTTCTACGCTGCGTTCCTGAGGGATCTGGATATGCGAACTTCTTACTCGTTGGATATCTGCTATGTATTTCTGCCGCAAGTTCTTGGGTATTAGAAGAATACATACGGATTTCGTCGATGACATATAAATTGTCTCCCTGTCTAATTGCTATAACTGCTGTTACTGGGCTGACATTAAAATCAATTCCACAATATATAATATCAGTGTTCATATCCCCAGCATCTAGAACATTATAGACTCTGTCAAAACTGTAATAGACTCTATTTTGAAATTGTTCAAATGTGGCCATAAATTCCTGACGAAAGGTCCGCTCGTCTAAGTCAAGCCTTGCGGCTTCTATCTCTTCTTCGCTGACCTGACCGCCATCTAACGTAGAATATGAAAAACTTCGCCAAACTTCAGGCTGTGTATGCTGCATTTGATACAGGTCATAAGCCCAGTTAGCCTGTCCCATAGGTGTGCTAATAAACAGAGCACGACCTTGTGTGTCACTGAGCATAGGTCTAAGCACGCTAAACCAACTTTCACTGTCCATAAGAGCAAATTCGTCGCAGACCAAATAATGAATTCGACTACCACGGAGGCTGTCACTATTGTCACTGCCCTTAAGATATATTATGCTATTATTTTTTAATACTATACTAAGTTCAGACTCATTGATTTTTTTAATCCATCTTAAATCTTGTAGTTTATTTTTTAAACTACGCCACATTATCTGTTTGGCCTGTCTATAAGTAGGAGCCACATACCATACTTCTTGATTGGGAATTCTAGCAGCATAGGCAATGCGATTACGAGCAAGAAAAGTTTTTCCAAATCTACGTCCGCAAATTGCCACAGTCATTCTACTAGGACTGTATGCTATTTGTTGTTGAGCAGGTGTTAATGACATTTAATCGTAGTAAATCCATTCAGGATGATGGCGTAATATCCAAGCACTGACCAGGGGATTGAGAATTTGTAAATGACACCATTCTACACCATCTTCCCAAAAGTCTGCTATAACTAGATAATCTGTTTCTAGCCATTCTGTAGGTATATCGGACCAGTTGATGTCTATCTTCATCCAGCGAGCAGTCGTATTATCTTGGCCACTTCACCGTGGGTAAGATAGCCGGTGCCTGCTATAAATGCTGCTAGGGCTATACCTATGATTGTGGCCTTGTTTTTCGCTCGCTCCAAATCATTTATTTTAGTCATCATTTCCTGATGACCCTGTGTATTCGTTCGATTATGTTCATCCAATTTAGTATAAAAATTATCTCTATTCTGTCTATATTCCACTAACATTGATTCCATCTTGGCATCTAATAAATCTCTTGTTCTGTCCAAGCAGTCGTGCATTTCTTTTACTTCCTGCCTAACTTCATCCAATCTCACACCGATATTTGTAGTTCTTTCTTCTAGAATGCCAATACGTTCATCTACAGTCATTGATCTGTCCAAGGTAAGGGTTCATTGGCTGTATTATTTGAAGGTGTGTCAGTTTGGCCCAAGATATTCTTGCCCAACCACACTAACATAGTGGCATTACCATCCAGGGCAGTTTTTATCTGAGCACGTCTAAGTCTAGTCTTTAGTTCAGCCTGACCTTTTGCTATGTATTCACTAAAGTTATATTTCAGTGTTTCTCTATTGATTTGGAACCAATCTGCCATTTCTTCCATAGTGCAGCCCAATGCAGCCAACTTATAGACTTCATCAGGTGGCACTACTCGCTTTCTCGCTCCACGTCCTACTATGAGCCCTTGACGAGTAACTGTGCCCCATTTAGGATTTTGTCTGGGTTTAAATTCCCATTTGGATGCAATCTCTTGTTCAGGGGTTTCTGCCGGTATCTCACAGTCACAGTCATCGTGGCTGCATTCCGTCTTAACGGGTCGAAGGCTCACTGAGCCGCTGTCGTGTATTGTCATAGTTGTATTTATAGTGTTCAAAAAAAGACCCCTAATAAAAGAGGTCTAAATGCGAGTTAAACGCAGTTAATAATGTCAAAAGCAGACTCAACCCTGAGCCTGCACATTATTTAAACAAATCTCTATCTATATGTTCATATTCACTGTCTAATTCTTTGTGCCTTAACAGTTGACATACTAAAATCCAAAAGAACAGGGCAATTATGCCCCAATGGATGTCAGTGACACAGGCAATTAGCGTGCCTAACAGCAGGGCTTCAAATAAATCTCTAATCACTATTTTTTACTCGGTCAAGTTCTAGTCTAAGTTGTCGTATCAAGGTAATCAAGTGATTCTGCTGACTGACGAGTTGTAGTAACTGTTGGTCCCTTAAGAAGAAATTACGTCTAAGTTCCAGGACCTCTTGTTCTAGTCCTACTAGTCTATCATAGGGGTCAAAGTTTGGATCGAACACTGCCCTGTAGTCTCCTCATCAGTCCATTACGACGCAGTTGTTCACGTCTGGTAATAAATTCCACATTGTCCTTGCTCCAGGGCAGCAGTCTGTCTATCCTGGCCATTACAACACTGTCAGTGTGTCTGCCACGCTGCTGCCAACGCTCTTCTGTCCATAATTCATTCCAGTCTTCACTGCTAAGACTATAACTTTCCTGTCTATAGTGAGCCTGACTGCGATGTTTGGCCCAGGCATAGTAGCGTTCGCGCTCTTGGCCTTTTTCACTGAGGGGATCTAAAAATCTTTGTCTTGGACGGCCCTGTCGTTTTTTTAATTCAGGGCTGATATAATCATAATAGGGAACATAGTATTTGTATTTCATTATGTATTTATTAGATACACAAGTCTATTACTTATTTTTAGGCGTGTGCTCAATTATTGATTCATAGTCCTTCATTGTCAAGGTCTTATGCTCCGACAGTTCACTGACTGCTTCAGCAATGTAGTGCAGATCCAGGTCACTGGCTGAGTCTTCTCTGCTGAATTCTAACAGTCTGATAAACAATGGAACACTGGTTTTTATGCTATCCATAGTGTTACTCCTTATTGTATCTATGTGATTTACTTGGGATATCAATAATACTTTAGTTGTAATCAGAACCCGTATTCAAGATTTTCAGCCAGGTCACTAGGGGATCTGTTAGGGGTATGAGCACACTAGTTGATGGTCCTTGGGGAATTAGATGAATAGGAATCCAAGTTTCACGGATCTCTATGCGGTATTTCATCAATTCCTCTGTCTGCACTAGATAAAACATTATCTGCACCAACGAGTTTTCACTGTGTCACTGGGGCAGGTTTCTGTCCAGCAGGTCTGTAGTTGATTGGTCTGTATATTTCTTATACGTTCTTCAGTGATAGTGCAGCCTGTATCTGCGCAGGCTGACACTATGGCAGTGAATATAATCAAGGTAAACATTTTCATATGCGACCTAATACCCAATCTTCGGCCATATTTTCTGCTATGAATTCCGTGCTGAAGGGTCCTCTAATTTCCTTACTGTCCTGTTGCCAACATTCTACAACATAGGTCTTGGTCAGCCAAATCATATAGATGTGTGCTGTTCTAGTGTCACTGACATATTCACTTAAAAATACTCTTTCCATTATAGTAATCCTTGTAGTTATAGTATTATATCTGATTTTGAGCAGTGTCAAGTAATTGTAGGATATAATCAGGAAGTGGTTCAGGAACAAATTGATCTAGGTCTTCATTATATTCATTATATCTAGGTTCTAGATAAGCACTATGACCATCATCATAGCCCGAATCATATTCTTCATTACGCTGTTCATAAGGAAATTTTAATGGTTTAGGTCGATGAATAGGTCGATTATGCTCTCGGGCCGCACGATATTCTTCCTCTTGTATAAAATTTTTGTGCCTTTCTAGTTCTTGTATATCTTCTTTACTTTGGAACCTGGTATGTGCTTCTAAACTCATTGAACTATTGGGTAAATTCAGTGTTAATAGATACTGCAAACTGGCTATATCAGGTCGATATCTAGTGTAGACAGCATCGTGACAGACCAATAACAGTTCTGACTGTTGAGCCCAATCAATAACGGGCTTCATAAATTCTGTTTCGCTTTGCTGATATAAAAAGGCCAAGACACGATTTTGGCTAATTCTACCACTGGGCGTTCGAAACATATCTTTACGTAGAGCAGGCAAATTTTTAACTTCATTGTAAATGATATTGGAAATAACTGTTTGCTCTTGTGTAAAATTCTGGAACCAAGGATCATCTAGCAATCGCTTTCTGGTTTGTTTGTCTCTTATAATGTCTGTCAAAGCAGTGCTTGGTCTAAAACTGGGATTTTCTTTAGTGCCTATGTTTATCCAACCACTGCGATTTATAGTGGCTCCAAATCCCACAGCACTGAATATTTGTTTGACCAAACTGATATATTTGTCGGTTCCAAAAACTCTATAACTTAATTGCTGTCTATGATAATTTTTGTAATCAAAATAATCTATAGTATAAGGTGCTCGAAGTTGGGGATCAATTTTTCGAGCCATTTGGTATTTCCAGGTCAATGCACTGGCATCTACATCAGCACAATAACAACGTCCTAATGCTGCTATTCTAACTACACTGGGACAACTTTGTAAGTTTATGCCCTGATGATAAGTTCTGCCAAATTGACTCTTAAATTCCGTGACTGGCAACGATCCTTGGTTAATTTCTGCAAGACTTAATATGTTTTGAGCATATCTTAGTCTATAATGACTTTCTTGTCGTTGATTGGTGTTATTCGCTCTTTGGTATTGAAGATATAAATCATATTCCCAATTTATATAATTCAATAAACTTCTACGATCAATAGGTATCTTTTTCATCTTGTTTTTATCCTTTAATCTTGGCCACAGTGGGTCTGGCTCTATTTTTATAATGATATCCTAGTCGATCAATCAGAATAAATGAATGATTGGCCAAAAACCAGTCAGACCAATATTTTTGTTGACCTTGAGGTCCATATCTTCCGGCTCGATGTCGTATCCGGCTCAAAGGAATATAAAATTGATTGAATTCAAGTTCCCAATTATCCTTACCTAAATTCAAATCTCTAATACTGTCAATAAGCAGTTCTACATATCTCTCTAAGATAATCTGACTTTTTTTTCTATCAATAGCGGATACCTGTTGCATATCAGATATTATCAGTTCAAGCCTATCGGGTCGAAGATAAAATTCATAGGCTTGCTTAAGTAATGAATTAACGCAAAGCACTGGAGAATAATTCATTTATGATTGCTCCTATGATGAAAGAACAATGAAATTAGCATTAAAGTGTCACTATCACAGAGAAACTTATTAATAGTGTCACTACGAAAATTATTTCTCATTGCTCTTCTCCTCATCTAATAATTTTTGGATTAGGTCTGCATCTACTTGATTTAACCATTGGATATGTTTATTACACTGCTCACATCTAAGAGCAGCATAATGCGGTCCTTGCTGTCGTGTTTTATGAACGCTAACACTGTGTAGTTCGTGGCGCTTTGATATTATTATCATTGGTCTGTTCCTTTAAATGTTATTAATTGCATACGATTTATCACGCCGAATTTTTGATAAATGTTGCCTAAATGATGTTTTACACTTGATTCTGATATTTTTAATGTGTCTGCTATTTGTCTGTTGCTGATTCCTCTTTCTGTTAGTAATTTGTAAATCTCTGCTTCACGTGGTGTCAAGCGAATGGTCATAATTTTGTCCTTTAAGTAATGGTTTTCATAATTTTCTCCTTCAAGGTTGCTGTTCTCTTTTATTTATACTACAAAAAAATCATAGGATCAATTCTGATTGGCTGTCTTGTTCCTGCCAAACTGACAGCAATTCACCATAAATCTCTTCTGGGTCTGTGCTTTCCCAACGAATAACTGGATCACTGTCAGCACTGATAATATCCGCTCTTCGACGCCTTAGTCTACCCAATAAAAATCCGTGATTGCTGTGATGCAGTATATGTGCCCAATTTGAAAAGTTTCGATTATGTGGGTCAATGTATGTTCGATAACACAGTCTATCTTTTACGCCAACTAGGTCTATTTGTGTGATTAAATGTCCATAACGACTTTTTATTCGAGTTTGTTTTATTACAACATAATTTTGGTCCATATGTCCTCCTTTCCAATATTTATTAGAAAGTCAAAAAAATGGGCTGTTATAGTCAAAAAAAACCCCGCACGGCGAAGCGGGGAAAAACAAAGTGTTTTTTTCTGGAAGATTATGAGTTGAACAGACCTATAGGATCTTCCAGGTCAGTGAAAACAGAGTATGGCAATGAACTCTGCCTGACACTATTATTTATTAGATTTAGATATTTTTGTCTTTATTTTAGAGTAGTATAGTTTGAAGAAATTATAACTTGTTTTTGTATCAACTGTGAATTTTTTGGTTTCTGGATCCATTGATAATTTACAGGTATTACAGGTTCTACGCCAATGCACTATGGGATGAAAACATTTTTTAATTTCTACTCGTCTCTCAACACAGACTAGTCCACAATCTTCACAGACCTGTGGTGTAGAGATTATTTCTCGAACACGAACTGGCCAGGTTGGATTCTTAACTCTACTCTTGTCTCTAGTAGAAGGTTCTACATAAAATTCAACCCGGGCCAGTTCTTTTAGACGCTGTAAAAATATCTTGTGATCCACCCAATACTTATATAGAAATTATATTAAGCACTTCGATTTAGAACTTTGACACGAAAATTACGACGGTCAACGAGTCCATTGCTAGTCTCAATTTCCGCAGTTACAGTATAAGTCTTGCCTGTTTGCCCATTGCTTAATTCCACATAAGTCTTTGTGCCTGATATGCCACTGCTTTCAATTGCCAGTGGATCTGGATCATTGGCACGAGCAGTTATGCTATATGCAACTGTGCTCAGTGCATCACCTGTGGGAAGCCAGTCTGCCCATTCAAAATTATAAAATAACACTGCTTCAGTGTCTTTGTCTATGGTTAATCCTTGTAGTGTTTGATAAAATCCTGTGCTCATTGGTCACTCCTTACTGTGGCTATTCTAGATTCTGCACGAATTCTATGTAGCCTTGTTTCCTGTCGTATTCTATGTGTATTAGTTTCAGGTCTAATTCTAAATGTTGGATAAAGATCCAATTGTAAGTCTCTACCTGTGCTAAGAATAGCAGCCAATGCTGTAAGACTACTTGAAGTCTGAACACTCTTTACCGTGCTCACTGACACTGTGGATGTCAAGGTCAAATTGCAGACTGCTGTTCGAATCACTCGATTAACGGCTGTTAAGTTAGCGGTTGAATTAAGATTGGCCGCGGTATCTCTTATTCCCCTAATGTCTGCTATAAAATCGAATTGGCTGTTTAAATTACCCAGTGTTCTTGCTGTCTTAACTGCTGCCGCAGACAGGGAAGAACTCACTGTCATATCACTGCCTCTGTCAGCACTCAATACTGCCGTAATGCTAGGAGTGAATAGACTTAATTGACTTATTTCAAAGAGTCTATATCTTGTCGAGTCAATGGCAAGACTTGTAGTCGCTGACAGTGCTATGTCAGTTTGTCTAGTTCTTGCTGACTGTGCTGTCTGAGCAAATGCTGAATTAAGATTAATGCTGGCAACGAGAACACTACTAGCCGCCAGTGTCAGTGTGGTTGAACTAGATACGGACACATTAGCAGTTTGTATTCTAGTGCCAGTTAGGCTTAAATTACCAGTGGTGTTTAACGAGACATCCGATGAGCGTAGTCTTTGTGCCGTTGCTGATAGATTGATGTCAGTGGTTAAATTAGCCTGAATGTTGGATAATAAATCTGCATCTACTGTTAGACTACCGGTGACTGACAGTGCGGCATCAAATAGTCTTGTCGCAAGTGGGCTCAATGACTGATTAAATTCAGAGTCGAGACTAGTATTCACATTGGCAGTAATTTGTGCCTGTGCAGTCTGAGTGAATTCACTGGCAAGATCCACTAATGTAACGCCAACTTTTGCTGCTGCTGTTAATTGTGCTACAAATGCTGCTAAACTGACACTAAAATCGCGTATCCTGACATTATCTTCTGCTAAAATCACCGATGAATTCAGTGGAATTGCGAATCGAGCCGTTATAGAGCCGGATAAGGCCAGACTACACGATGTCATTAAATTAGTGGTAAATTCTTGGGTTCTAAAGCCAGTAACAGTTTGGCTAAAATTAGTCATCAAGGCCGAGGATGATTCTTGAACTCTATAGCCTGTTGAACTCAATGTGGCTGTAGAATTTAGATTGGATTCTATGCCTTTTAGGAATCCACCTAATACGGCAATCGATGCTGAACTGGTTAAATTAGCAGTGATACCAATATTAGTAGTTGTCTGCACTGAGATTGACACTGATGTAGTCAATGCTGCTGATACATTTTGATAATTACCTGCCTGACTGAAACTATAACTTATATCTGTAGTGCTAAGATCCTGAACCTGTATTGTAGATCCTGTGCTGGAATTTATAGTTTCATCGGTTAATGAATTACTCGACGTAGTCGTTGTTAAACTTATACCTGAACTTGGACTAAAAAAAGCATAATCCGTGTAACTAAATGGCGATTCAGGAGTTCCGCTACCATTAAGTGGAATAAATCCTAATCCTCCTAGTCTTGTAGAATCACTTGTGGTAATTCTGCGAGTAAAAGGAACAAGATAACCTGTTCTATTAAGATCCAAGAAGGCAGCATAGGGATAACTGGTATCAAATGTATTCCAGGTTGACTGTGTTAATTGTCGAACATATTCAGTGGTGCCTAGACTGGTTAATTTAAAAATTAATTCATTTCTATTGGTTAGATAAATTCCCTTGTCTTCGCTGTCAAATCCAGCAATTTTAGTAGAAGTTAAATCACTGTCTTCCCTAACACTCCATTGATAATTTAATGCGCTGTCATATTTTAATATATGGTATTGTTCTGTGCCACCACTTGTGGCCTGATATAAAGTTATTATATAAAGATTATTATCTGAGTCTACTCTAACATCAATGCCATTACTTACACTACCTGTGCCTCCAACTATACTAAGTGTGCCAGTTTCATTACCTGTGCTGGCACTTAGTCTTCTTGTCATACTGGTCTGAGTAGTTGTGCCTGTCGAGCCTGTGATATATAGGTTGCCTAATGAGTCTATGACTGCTGGTCCACTATTAACTAAATTAGTTCTTTTTTGCCACTGTGTTGTGCCCGATGTGTTAACTTTTCTTAAACTTGTTGTAACATCTGATTTAGTCAAATAGATATTGTCAAGGCTGTCAGAACTTATGTAATGATATGCACTGCCAAATGTTAGATTCCATTGAACCACACCTGAACTATTAATTTTTATCAAGTGTTGGCTACTAGATCCTGAACTATTACCTCCACCTACTACCACACTGTTATCACTTAGTCTAACAATCTGTCCAAATGAGGGATATCCGCTGGCAAATTCATATTGTTTGTGCCAAATTACATTTCCACTAGTAGATAATTTTAATAATTGGCTGCGTCCACTGCTGCTTTGAGCCACTGCTATTATACTGTCATCACTGAGTTGAACAGTGTCAGTGATATAATAATTATTTGAGTAAAAGTTTATCCAGTAGGTGCTAACTCTTCCTACTTCTGCTGTTTGTGTGAATTGACTGGCGTATGTGCCGGATGCTTGGGCTGTTATGTTTGCTTGAACACTGGAAGTAAATTCTGTGTTGAGATTGGCTTCAGCGAATCTAATTCTTTGTAATAAGACTGACTGTGAAAATTCGCTTGTCGCGGATATACTAGTGGATCTAATAGGTGCAGCACTGAGACTGATATTAACAATATTATCTAGTGTAATACTGGTAGCAGTGTTCTTTACTGGATCAACGCTGATCGTAAATACGCTGTCGAAATCAGGAATTCCATTTACTGACACATTAGCCGTTATGCTAGGTGTGAATAATGCGCCAAAGTCAGCACTTGCACTTACAGCGACATTTACACTGGCAGTTTGACTGAATTCAGCAGATTGTGCTGACACAGCATCCGCAATATAGACATAGTATCCATCATCCACATAACCTGAATCTACATAGTATTGGTCAGCCATTAGTAACTCGCATTGTCATCATTAAACACTGTGCTGCCATTTGAACCATTCATATGCAACAGACAAACAGTATTAGCATCATTGGTAAATGCTGTAGAACTAGGAGTAAAGGTTCCTGTGTATCTTGCCGTATTACTAATACGCATTTCATCCATATAACCATTAAATCCTTGTCCTACATTAGGAAATGGTTGATTATCACCTATCCAAAATCCCAAAGTGGCACTGCCTATAGTCCAACTGGCACTATTAGTCCAAGTGCTTCCTGTTTGTGTGCCATTAAGCCACATCTTATGATCATTGCCTGAACGAGTAATGGCCAAATGATACCAGGTATTAAGACTAATACTTGAACTGGTTATTCTATCACTGGCTGTGTGATACAGTCTAATTACACTTGAATTTACATATACGCAAAAACCACTGCTATTACCCGTGGTTCCTCTTGCGTCAAAAATAACTCCTGTGGCAGTGGCTGCTGAAAATCTTATGCGACATTCAACTGTAAAATCACTTGTGCCAAATGCAGGTATTAACAAATTACTGATATAATCGCCACTACCATCAAATAGAGCACTGGCACCACCAAACACACTTTGCGCCGTGCTTATCTGAGCATTGAAATTGGCTATAAAATCACGACGTGATCTATCAACGCCATTGTCATCGAAAAATGAAGTGCCTGCATCTTTTCCATCCGAATGTATTAATATTATTGTATTTGTGTCATTGACAAATGGTGTTGTAGAAGGTGTAAATGTGCTGGAATATCTTACATTTTTGCTTAGTCTAATTTCATCTAACCAACCGCTGTGTTGATAACTGGTAGCATTTGACCAACGACCAATATAAGTTGTAGTTCCTGAAATTCCTTTTAGACTGGTCATTGTGCCCGTTGTAGTAGGACTGGTAAGAGCAGTGCCATCTTTATAAACTGATATTGTAGTAGAACTTTTCTGAAAAGCATAATGATACCAAGTGTTTGCACTAGTGGTTCCATTAGACCAATCAACATAATAGTTTCCATCTGTGCCACTAACTGCTATGGCTATTCTATATGTTCCACTACTATTCCATAATCCAAAATATTGATTGGCATTAGTAGTGCCCCATAGCATTTTGAAAGTTCCTGAAGCGGGTAGTGAACTAAATCTTACCCAAAATTCTAATGTGAAATCATTGGTATTTGGATGAACGGTGGTAATATCACCTATGTCAAGCCAATCACCAGTGCCATCAAATAAAGCACTTGATCCATTGAATTTACTTTGGGCTGTATCTAATTGTGCATTGCCATTAGCCGTTATAGTTACGGCAGTTCTTCCTGTGACAGCAGGCACCTGATACCGCCCTAATCCATTTAGATTGAATGCTCCAATGGGCATTAGGCAAATCCTTTATTAAGACTGGCAAAATATGTAGTGCCATCATAATATACGCTTAAAATATCTATACAACTGGCTGTGCCTGTTAGTGTTTTCACACCACCTGCGAATTTCATTGTGCTGGTTATACTGGTATATGCAGTGCCACCGTAGATTATCAAGGTCATACTTTGTCCTGCTACTGGACTGGTAAAAGCATTCATTGTTAGTGCTGAATTTAGTGTAATTTTTTGCACTGATCCATTACTTACATTGGGAGCAATAGTTCCACCTGTGGTGCCTAGGTCATATATGGCTTCTCTAGGATCCTTAAATGTCAAACTAGTTGCTGACACTGCTGCTGCTGTAGTGCCACCAATAGCAGGAGGACTACTTAGATCTAATGTGCCACCTAATGTTAAACTGCCTGTAGAAGTTACAGTGCCTGATAAACTAATACCATTTACTGTGCCTGTTCCTGAAACTGATGTTACAGGACTGGTTCCACTACTTGCACTGGTCAAACGACCCTGTTGATCAACTGTTATAGTGGCATATGTATAAGTGTTAGGTGTAACTGCGGTATTGTCTAAGTTTATAGTTACAGTATCAGTAGCGCTGGCCACAGTGCTTATTCCTGTGCCTCCACTAATTGTTACAGTATTACCATCATTTACAGTTTGACTAGTTCCAGAATCTGCTGCTAGGGTAAAACTTGAAAATCCACTGGACTGTGCTGTCCAACTTAATTGTCCTGAACCATTGGTCTTAAGCACATAGTCTGCGGTGCCATCTGACTGTGGCCAACTAAGTCCATCGATAATCACTGAACCAGTGCCATTGGGCGTAATTGAGATATTACCATTATTAGTAGAACTAAGTGTGATACTATCACTGGTCAATTGCGCACTAGTTGTAGACAAGGTTAAGATATCTGTGCCTGCGACATTTTCCACTGTTAAACTATCTGTGTTAATTGTGCTCACAGTGCTTTGCAGACTTAATCTAGTTGACAATGTGGTAGTTGTTGGTGCTACTGTTTCAATTGCAAATCGACTACCATAGGCTGTGGTTTCAAAATCCTCTACGGCAGTAACACCTATAGTGGCCGTTTTACCACCATAACTGCTACTACTGTTTGTAGTTTGGCCATAAAAATCAATAGTATGAATTATGTCATTATTTTTAATTTTATTTCTACGACCAATTAGACCGTTACGTCTATTTGCCACTAAAGCAATACTGTTACTATATCTTAAACTATGATTATCAGGACCACTATACATAGTCATACTTGCAACTGTTTGACTAACACTAACAGTATAAGTGCCTGTGCTACCTGCGCCAGTGCCTAAGGCTGTAATTGTAGTTAATTGTGTAACACTGCCCCAGGTTCCATCACTGTTTGTATAAACTCTTTGTCCTAGGCTTATAATACCACTGGCTACAGCAGTGACTGTCATTGTGGTTCCTGTAATATCTGCTGTAAATTGTGCGCTATCCTGTCCAGTTACACCAATATTGGCCAAAGCGGTATTGATAAATTGCGTATTAGTTTTTGCACTGCCCGTATATTGAACACCTGTGTTGGTATATTGTGTATTACTATTGGGATAACCAAATAAAATATACTGCTCAGGGCCACTGCCCGTTACTGCCGTATCCCAATCAGTGATAAAAATGTTTTGACGACTATTACTGGTCAAACGCATATTACTGGGCTGTATACGCATTATAACATTAGTGCCAGCATCTGTGGTATATGTGCCATCATTGGCCCAGGGTTCATCTGCTTGGAAAATTATCTGTGCTGTGCCTGCACCCCTGTCAGCCACAGTGTATTTGGCACCATCATATCCTCCTGCACTAATAATAGAAAAACTATTACCTGTGGTTAAGGCAGTGGGCGCAGTATGTGTGCCTCTTGTGCCTTCTAATGTTAATTGAGCAAGGCCTGCGGTAGTGCTAGTGCCACCACTTTCATTTTGTCCGTGTGCTCTAACATATACAACACTACGACCGCCTGAGGTTGCATTACTAACACCTAATCCCCTATGAGGCGTGCTACCTGACTGTGTGCCATCTGCACCAACACTACTAAAAGCATACAATTGATCTGATGATTGTGTAAAACCACCCGCTGTGAGATTATATGTAGCACTGGTATTGCGTGTGCTAACATCTGTGTTGCATATCAGTGTGCCAGTGCCATTAGGAGCAATAGTAATATTGCCATTGCTCGCTGACACAATACTATTGCCATTGACATCAAGATTACCACCCAGTTGAGGTGTAGTATCTTCTACAAGATTTTCTAACTTGGCAGTGTTGAGATTTGATATATTCGCATCTGCTTCTGCCCAGGTTAATGCTCGTCCTAGACTTGCTCTTAGATATATTGTGGCCATAGTTTAGTTTATCCTTTAGTAGGGCTAGGTGCCCTACTCTTTATTAGGCAAGAGTAATTGTCAGGTTACCTGATGTAACCTGGAAAGTGTCACCACTGTCAATGGTCTTGCTGGTTGTAACTGCTCCGTGAAACAGCATATTGCCGCTGGTGCTGGCATCAAACACTGCCACGTGAGTAATTGTGCCCCAACTTGCACTGGCTGTTGGGAATGTAATAGTAGCACTGTTGCTGGCAGTTGAAGTAGATACTGTAAATGCTACGCTTTGACGAGCATAACTGCCACCACTTACTTCTGTGCCACCACCAGCGTCACTGGTTGCTGATGTAAAAAGTCCAAGATACCAAGCACTTGGTCTTGTTGCTGAACTTGAAGTTAATAACCAGGTCAATGCCAGGTTCTCTGTAAAATCACTTGCTGCCGACATATCGGGCTCCTTATTAGTTGTATTCTGTGTCCCTAACTATTTTTGGGACAACTGTATTTACCTAAACACAAAAAAATACAATTAAAAGGGTTTAAAACAGTTTATTAACTTATACCAGTAAGGTCATTACGAAACTGTGCAGTATTATCTGTGGTATCTATAACAAGATAACCCATAAGTGTGCCTAATTCTGTGCCTGCTGTGCCCGAACTTGCAACAAATACAGTTACACCTTCAATGAATCTACCTGTAGTATATCCTGTTACAGTGAATCCAAATCCACTAGGTGTTACTGTGCCTGAATCATAGACTGTGGCTGTAAGTAATACAGGTTTAAGTCCCTGTGTTCCATACCAATTGCCTCTACATTCTATGACCAAATATCTATTACCAGGATACACTGTTTTAAATTCACTGACATTGACATAGACATTTTCTTGAGCAGTAGGATCACCACCAGGACCAGTGTTGTCACCTCCCCAGGTAATAATAGGAGTTCCTGAAGTGGGCCATACTGTGGTATCACCTGTGCCTCCTGTCCATCCCACATATTGATCCACAGTGCTTTGTCCTAAATTGGGAGTTTGAATACGACAGCGTATGTCTAAGTCCACACCATCCTGATAAGTCCAAGTAATAATGGCACGACTAGCCGAGATTTCAGTAAGAATTCCTGCCTGACTGAGTTCATAGCGTCCAGTTAGACTATTAAACACTAAGGTAAGTCCACTGGCTGCGGCGGCTGCGCTAAGATCCAATTTAAGTCCCTGCTGGGCTTCAATGTTCTGTATGGTAGAATTTAAAGGTTTGGCCACTATGCTGGTGTCACGCTGTCTTGGTGTTATGGTCAATCCTGCTGTAGAATATATTGAACTATCATATTCCAAGGCTGTGATATTGACCTGTATGATGCCCTGCTCAGAGTCTTCTTCTGTAATACTGGTTATGCGAAATACCTTATTGGTAAAACCATAGACTGTGCTGGTAATGTCAATGAGGTCACCGGCCTTGAGCCCGATATAACTATAGTCAGCACTAAAATTGATGACCTTGTCCATACGACTCTGTTTTAAGGCCACTGACGCAATAATCTGTGCCTGAGCCTGATTATTCACAAGTTGACTTGACATACTGAGCACATTATCAGGTTCATTAGGATAACGGTCTCCTGAATTCACACTGACACGCACATAATCAGGTTCATCTCTAAGATCCTGATGTGGAAATTCCATTTCAGCACTGTTATAGACTTCAGTTAAACTGGTAGAACTTATGCTTATACCACCCACTATGTTTGTGTCAGTAAAACTGGCCACACTGGAACCTGTGGTGTTTATGACCACTGCCCATTTGCCCTGATGTATGTCAAATGTCATCCAAGCATTAGTGGCTTCACAGATTAGATTCATATTTTCTAATACTGATTTACTAGTGTCTATAACACCATTGATTTCAAATAAACTAGGAATTACTGTTGTCATAATTATAATCCTGCCCACCAATGAATAAAGTCTATTGCTACCAGTCCGCTGCCGGAAGAAGTAGAACTAGCATTAGCATTGGCTCCTCGTCCATAGTTACTGCTATAACCAGTTGCACTAAGACCAAGGGCCATACCCCGACCACCAGCACCAGCACTACCATCTATGCTACTTGGTCCTGGCCAAGTATAACCAGACCCTACTGTCACACTTGGAAGAATCAGTCCGATTCCTGCATTTCGACCAGAGGCTGCTGCTCCGGCACCACCTCCACCGCCTCCGGGACTAGGTCCTCCAGCAAGTGTATTACCGCTTGCACCACCTACGCTGGTTGCTAGTCCTTTCTTTCCGCCACGAGCAGTGTATCCATAGGCCACTGTGTTATCACCATCAGTTCCTGCTACTGTAGATGGATATGCACTAGAATGACCAGACCCCACGCTCCAATTATAAGTTCCAACTGGCACTTGGACAAGACTTGTAAAATTAAAATCTAAAACTTCTCCACCACCACCGCCACTTCCTTGGTAATTGCCTGACACAATGCCTTGATAACTAGCACTGCCTCCTGATCCTATAATACTGCCGAATAATTTTCTATACAAGGCAATTTCATTAGGAATAGTAGATGTTCCGTTAAATCCAGGTGTGAACACAGGCCAGACGCCACTACTGTTAGTATGAGTAACTGTTTCAGTTATAGTATCACTACGACTTGTTGTAGTTAAGTTTATTGTTTTAGTCTTAATTAATCCACCATTTATGTAGATGTTTAAAGTAGCCGTGCTGTTAATGTAAGTATAGCCTAAATAACCAAGAAAATCAATGCTATTTCTAAGGCCATAAAATCTAATAATAGGAAACTTATTATTAACTTCAGTCAATGAACCTGTATATGACCAAGTTGCTGTGGCCGCAGTATAGGCATTATCACTCCAATAACCATTATTGGCCACTAATTCAATGGTTATTGGATTGGCACTATTGGCCGAGTCTACTGCTATTACTGGAGTGGTATTAGCATAATAATCAGAGGTAAAAATTAAATTCTTAGCCTGACTCTTAAATTGTCTATTTGTATAATTTGTTAGCGTAACAATAGTTTGATTACAGGTTAAACTGGTCACCACAGATAAATTAGAAATGATTCCAATTCGTCTATTAACATTGGCAGTTAAATTAATGTCTACAGGTAAAATAGTAACATTAACATTACCTGTGGCAGTTAAACTAGCACTAGTTGTTAAATTAGCCTGTAATCCTTTTACACGACTGCCTATTATCTCTATAGCCGCTGATGATGACATTGAACTTGCTAAAAATATAACAGGAGCCAAAGCAGTCATTGAAAGACTAAATGTTGAATCCAGTCTGGCTTGATAATAATAAATGTCATCAAAAGCATACCAGGTTGTTTCTACATCTTGTGCTAATAGACTACTATAATAAATTATATCAATTTGTAAAAACCAAAGTTCTCGGCTAGAATAAGCAGCCTCTAGATTCCAAGTAAATGATTTAACTGTTTCCCAATCTTCAACATTTTGAAATCCTGATAGTGTATAAACATTTCCCACACTGGTCAATGTCATATGTGCAGGATAACTAGGAAAACTAATCGTGCTGGTTAATGGATTACTTGCTGATGTTATAATACTAACTCTATATCTTACATCTGCTGTAGCATAATTCCAAATGTCTTCAATGTTCACTGTTGGGACTACAACCACTGTGGTAGAAGTTACTGTAAACACTCGATCCTGTGGTTCTAATGGACTAACAAGGTCAAAAATCACTCTACTGGGTCTAGAATCAGTTACAGTTACACTGGTATTGGCAAATGAATTAAGTTCGCTAAGGCTTTTCACGATAGATAAATCTCCGCAGGATCAATACCAGCACCATAACGAGTGTTGGTCATATAGTCATACAAACAGTCACCTGGCTGTGTCATTGTGTTTTCTATGACAAATGTCCAATCACCTATGCTGGTCAACGACTTTTCTCTGTTATAATCCATACGCACTATGACAAATACAAGATCTGACATATCGTGATTGGCTGTCCAGGTAGGAAATATATTGTTAGCATAATTTAACGCAGCATTGGTATATCCGTAAGGAACCACAGGATAATAACTGTTGCCACTATAACAAAATACCTGTATGAGTCCTGCTATGTCAGTATTTTCTGCGCCAGTGTCATCAATGCTTTTTGTCACTATGATTCCTGCACCTGTTCCAGATGTTTGGAATATTAGTCGTTGATTATTCCAATAGATATCACGGAATGTAATGTCACTTATAGCACCTGCACCTAAATCTAAATAACCTGTTTGTTCACAGATAGTAAAACATATATAAAGACTTTGATTACTATTATACAGAGTGGCATCTGTTATTATACCACCTAGACTGGCCCGGCCATAGACTACAGGAATTTTAGCATTAGGATCTGGATCAAGTTGTAGTCTTACACCCTTGTCCTGTGTTTTTTGTTGATCCTTACTTTGCTCACGATTGATAGCACGAGTTACCTGATTAAGTGTATAACCCGTGACTGCTGTTCTAGCCAGTTGAGCACCAATGGTATTTCCAGTATACCAACTTAGAGCCTGACTGCCTAAATCTACTAAGTCATCCCACCAACTCATTGACCTGCTCCCCAATCTATATATACGCCCACTAATTCAGGCACACGATCCATACAGACATCTGTGGCAAAGAATCGCTTTTGATCCTCTGGGTTAGTTCTGCGTCCTTTGGTAGTATTGGCCAAAATATTCACAATAGTAGCACAGGTCAAACTTATAGAGGCAGTGCCTGACCTAGTCTCTGCTGTCTGTTCATCCTGAATGCTGTAATTTGTAATAATACCTGTAAATCTACCTGCTGGATTACCTGATATGGCCAATAGTGTGCCTGTGCTGTCATAAAATCCACGCCATACTTTTACACTACTGCCTTTTAGTCTGCTGTTGATAACATCACTTATGGCTGAGTTAGGCACACCTGCTAGTGTTATGGTCAATTCACTACCTGGATTACTGATTTCACTGGTAGTTGAAGTTATGCCAAGAAAATTACCAGCAGCCACATATGATTCACCATCAATAGTTCTACTGGTTCTACTGTCAGTTAGTCTAATTATAGTAGAAGTATAACTGAGATTGATACGCACAAAGAGATTGCTTTGCACATATCTATAACTGTTTAGATCCAGTGCCATTATGCCTCCACAAACACGAAACTACCTGACCAACTGACCTGATTACGAGCAAATATGGTCCATTCAGGAAATTCTATACAACGCACTGTATAACTGTCATCACTGGCTGGTGCTGTATTGTTATAATACCAAGGAAACTTTGCGTAGGGAATAGTAATTGTAGCAGTTGTAATTCTATCCAATGCTTCTGCTGACACAATGCTGCTTCTATAACTGGACCAGGGTAATCCATCGGGTAATTTTACAGTGAATTTTTTAGGAGGAGTTCCACGTCCAACTACTCTAACTGTGCCATCACGACTGGTAGTTAAGGCAGTGGTCTGCAATCTATTAATGCTTAGTGTTTCTGCTGTGTTGATAATCCATTGAAATGACATTATGTAATTTCCTTAATTTTCATCCCACGATTCCAAGCACCGCCAATGCCTTTTCGATTGGATCCATTGCCTTTTACCCGTTTACGCATTTCAGATGTGTTTAATCCGCATTCTTGTTTAATAACATTTTCTACACTATAAGGTCCTAAATCACCTAATCTAGCCATAACTAATTGTCCTTTCTTACATCCTCGAAAATGTATATCGTCTCCCCACCAATTTACCCATTCGTCAAAAGTAAATTTCCATTCTATATTTCTATTTTGTGCAGAAATCTTTTGCATTCCATATTTTTGTCTAAGAGTTAACATTAGTATCTCCTTGCTAGGCCTTTACCGCCCTGCATAGCCACTGCGTGAATAAAACTAGGATCAGCAGCAATCATTGAACGAAAACTGGCAGCATCTACTGCATTGATATTGTAAGTTACATTTGTGCCCATCATTGGACTAACAGTGGCTGGTCCAGCAACATATTCTGGTCCACGCTCGCCTACAATACCATAACGTCCTTTTGGTATAGTGCCTCCATTGGCAAAGAATCCACCAAAGTCTAAATTACCAAAATCACTACCTGTGCCAAAGCCACCACTGAATATATTACCTATGCTGTTACCAATATCCTTTATACCCGACCAAAGGTCACTGAAGAATCCTCCTCCGCCACCACCTCTGGCCTGACTTTGTGCTGCTTGAACTCCACGAACACTGTTGATATCTATTACATAAAGTGGATTGGTAGGACTAGATCCTTTGTTTTGATTACCTGAACCTCCGCCAAATCCTAATATACTGCCCAATTTGCCAAAGAATCCTTCTCCGCTGTCCATAGCAGTAGTCATATCACCAAATATGTCACTGATTAAACGTTTTAGTTGGCTGCGTAGTAGTTCTTCGCCCATAGTTTGCACAAACTTTTTCCATTCGAATTTACCAGTCTTGGCAAAATTAACAAATAGGTCTTCCATTGCACCCACTGTTCTATTGAAAAAGTTCTTGGCCTGTTCAGCACTGTTGTAGGCAGCATCACGATACTGTCTAAATGCATCTATCCAACCACTGGCAAAACTGCGTTGATATTCAATTTCTCTGCGTGCCTGTTCTTGTCGCATACGAATATTACGTTCTGTGGCTGCTTCTATCTGTTGAACAGCACGAACATATCCGTCAGGATCTAATATTTCTCCACTGTCTGGGCTGGTAAATTGTGCTGCTATTCTACGCAGTGTTTCTTCTTTGAGATTGCGTTCTTCCTGTGCAATTTCAGCAAGACGACGCTGCATTGGAGTTAGAGTAGAATTTATATAGCGTTCATTGGCTTCTCTTACTCGATTAGTTCCACTTAGCACAAGATCATTTAGAGCCTGATCTACAGTTAATCTGCGTTCTTCAGCGGCCTTCAACAGTTCTGCCTGATAGGTCATTTCCTTCATTATCTGAAGTTCATTTAGTCTTAAGGTTATGCCCTGTTGTATATCTGGAAGACTGTTACGATAAGTGTCTGTAATACGTTGTAGTGCTTCCTGTATTAGAGGAAGTTTCTTTTGATCTTCATCATTACGACTCTTGCTTAAGATATTATACTGTTCTAATAAAGGAGCAATGGCCTGTAGATACCCTTCTTCCGCTTGTCTAAGAGTTTCAACACTAAGTCTTTGCTCATCATTGAGACGCATTGTGTCAGTTTGAAGTTGAAATGCACGTTGTTGCTCTTGAACCTGACGACTGTAAGCATTGGCTGTATTGTCTAATTCTGCGCGAGTTTTTGCCAGACTTGTATTAAGTGCATCTGCCTGTTTTTTAAAGTCTTGTGTTCCATCTGCTAATTTTCCCTGTTGTAATCCTTCTACACCAGGACTTTTACCAAAATCTTTTAATATATCATCTAATTTTTTAAATTCTTCTTTTAAATCTTCTACTCGATCTGCTGTTCCCCCAATGTTTAGTCCTAAAGCAGCAGCAGCACTGGCAATTATTCCGAAAATTATACCTATTTTTGTTTTACTAATTGCACCAAAGGCAGTAGCAATGCCTAAAAGTCCTCTAGTGATAGCAGTTAATGCTCCTATACTTAACACAGCAATAAATGCTGCACTTAGTGCAATAACAATTTTTATATTTTCAGCAAGAGTTTTAAAAGCATCTCTAAACAGTATAGCAATAATTGCTATTGGTCCTTTTAAATCTTCTAAGGCATTACTAAGCGCATTAATAAAATTAGCAAGTTCTCGATTTACTCCTAGTCTAGCAAAAAGATCTATAAGATTGTTTATAGTATCTTTAAAATTACTCATTGCTTGACTTAGACTTCCTGCCTTGGCTAAACTGGCTCCGCCAAATGCATCTTGTAATCCTGCTTCTAAAGCATCTAATATAAGTCTAGCACCTTCAGCAGTTTGTCCTAATTTTCCTATTTCTAATCTATTAAGTCCAATACGATCACTTAAAATAGTAAAAACTGGAATACCTCTATCTGCCAGTCTGTTTAGGTCTTCTAGTCCTAGTCCGCCTGCTGTGGTTCTAGCATAAAGATCTGTTATGGCACGCAGAGCACCTAGTCTATCTGCCACAC